GATTAGCTGCCGATGCAGTAGGTACTTGCAAGGTAATCACAGGCGTGGTTGTACCATTTGCTACTGTACTTGATAAATCTGTTCCTGTTGTGCCTAAAGTAATAGCAGCAACCGAAGTAACTGTACCCACAAAGCTATCTGCATAGTTAGGAATATTTAGCGTGTTTGAACTGAAAGTCGCAGCACCGCTTGTGCCTGTTGTAGTAAGTGTAATAGTTGCCTGTTTGCCATTGAATGTAGTCCAATCGGCTGAAGATAAATAACCATTTACAGAAGTAGTAGCCACAGGAATAGAAATAGCAGGAGTTGTGCCACCGCTTGAAACTATTGGACTTGTGCCTGTAACTGATGTAACATAAGTACCTTCCGCCTGATATTGCGGAATATTTAAAGTGTTAGCACTAAATGTTGCAGCTCCTGATGTGCCTGTTGTGGTTAAGGTTATTGTCGCTTGTTTAGCGTTTAACTGCGTTTGAATAGCACTCGTAACACCCTTAACATAACTTAACTCAGTAAGCGATGGATAGGTTGCTAAGTCTAAACTTGCTATCGTTGTAGCACTATCCCAAAACGCTATTGTATTTATAGTACCACTCAATGCAGCAGCCTTTGAGTTAAAAGTAGTCCAATCTGCTGAGCTTAATGCACCCCTATTTGCAGCACTAGCCGTAGGTACTTGTAGCGTAATTACAGGCGTTGTAGTGCCGTTTGCTACCGTAGATGATAAGTCACTACCTGTTGTACCTAAAGTCAAGGCAGCGACGCTTGTAACAGTTCCGACATAGGCATCAGCGTATTGCGGAATATTTAACGTATTGGCACTAAAGGTAGCTGCACCACTTGTGCCTGTGGTGGTTAAGGTTATTGTACCTTGCTTATTATTAAATGTTGTCCAATCTGTACTTGAAAGTAACCCATTTAATAAAGATGTAGCCGTTGCAATAGCTATTGTAATAGTGCCACTTGTGGTAACAGGTGTAGAGCCAATAGTCACACCACTTGTTGCTGAGGATAGACCAACACTCGTAACTGTGCCTACATAAGCATCAGCATATTGAGGAATGTTTAACGTATTTGATACTAGAGTTGCCGCCCCTGATGTCCCGGTTGTTGTTAGCGTTATCGTTCCCTGCTTTCCATTGATCTGATTCTGGACTTTGCCAAAAGCCTCTAGAATAGTATCAGCTGCCACTACTGCGCCTCCTGTTACTGATAAGCCTGTTAATAGCTTTGCAGTTATCCTAGCATCCGTTACAATCCCTGCTACTGTTGTTCTATACGCTACATTATCGCCTGTAATGGCAATAGGTATTATATTAGCATCTGCAACCGCTCCCGGCAATGCAGTAAAATCCTTTAAGTAAACTCCATTTATAACTGGCATATCCTTTAATTTACAAATACATATTCATCTCCACCGTTATCCACATAAACACCTACATTTTGCGCCCATACATAGTAGTTAATCTCGGCATCTACTATTGCCCCATAGCCGGTAATAACTCCAGTAAATTTAACAAAATCTTCGCTAGTTCCACTAATCTCTAAAGATTCCAGAAATCCCTCACCTGCATCGCCCTCATTGGTATCCGTATTAATCATTGACCAGTCCATCATCTCCCTAGACCTACCTAAATCTTTTAACTGATCCCAACCTATTATTGCCTGATCTGTTGAGTAAACCGCCTCAAAACTTATAGAATAAGAATGCAACTGAGGTAACTGCTTTTGCGCCATATCTTGCGTAGATTTGCAGGTCTTAATAAAGCTAATACTCTCAGCTAGATTATTACTAAGCAAACACCCCACAGGCGTATCATTTATATAAAGCATTAAATTAGTCATAGCCTGTTATATTACCGCTAAATTTAATAAAATCTTGCACCTCACCCACTATCTCTAAATTCTCTATAAATCCTTCACCTTGCTCACCCTCTATGCCATCGCCTGTAATTTCCCAATCTATCTTAACTCTTTCAAGCGATTTTAAGCCTGTCCACGACATTATATTATTGTCGGTAGTCATAACACCCTCAAAGGGTATAGAGTAGGTGTAGAGCCTCCCTAATTGCGTCTGACCGCCTGACTGTGTTGTCTTGCACGTTCCTAGAAACGAAATCTGTTCAGATCTGCTTACAGAACTTAAACACCCTACAGGAATATTGTTTATAAATAACATCATGGCGTTCCTTTTACAGTTACTCTGGTTGTCGCTCCGTAGTCTGGCACTAAGGTATATGCCAAAGCAATCTCGTCATCTACTATCCTACCCATGACTGCTTTACAGATGTTCTGCTGCAAATCATAGTTTAGGCTTAGGTTCATAAAATAACCTGTTACCAGATTAATTGACCACCTCTGCAAAGGATTAAAGTAGCCAAATATAGATCCCTCAAATCTTACAAATGGTCCTGCATATAATCTCTGTTTTTCTTCAACTGCTATGCGTAAAAATGGCTTACTACTTTCATATGGAGTAGCTAAAATACTCTCAGATATTCCTCTGCGATTCCATAAAGTTGTTAGCGTTGTTTGGTCAGGACCATAAATAGCACCCATATAAATACTACTAATACTATCTCCGTTAAATACATCAATTGTCTCAGGCACAAATGTAAATTTGCCTGTTTGTGTAGCCGTATGGATTTCACCAATAACATCTCCAAAATCAATCAATACAAAACCTGAGATATTAGTATAAATAATATCGTTAACTGTGCCTGATGGTGCAAGTATCTTAAAAGTGACTGACTTTGTAAATAATCCTGTAATAGGAACTATGGCTGATAATATTTCTAAAGTACCACCAACACCAATTTCGCTTCTTGATGTATAAGCCAATTCCGATGCGCTAACAATCCATGCGCCCTCAGATTGCAAATAATATGTATTTAGTCCCTCTGTTAAAGTAATTACAAAATTCATATCTGTAGCAAACAAAGGATCTAAATTTTCGTATTCAATAACCAATCGTAATCTCTGTCCGTTATCAATAGGAATAGTATTATCATTTATGTAAAAATTAGCTAGTGTTGGATATGTGCCTCCATCTGAATAAAATACTACACCACCAGTAGGATTTAAACCTGCATACATTGTGCCTGTTTTAGTATAGCCAGGAATAGTAACAAACTCACAAGGACCAATCGGATCGCCTCCACAAGTTTGACCTGCACCTGCCAAAGTTGGATTTGCTAATTCTTCATCAGGATTTTGCTTTTCTCCATACCTATAAGACATCGACGCATTTTTATATGGTCGATCAATCATCTTCATCTGGTCAGTATTAATATGGAAATAAGGAGCTTCAATAATGCCCTCACTCTCGCCACCTAAAATTAAATCTAAATTCTCGGTAACTGTCGGCTGATCATAAATCCGGTAACCATCTAAATATCTTCTAAATACTAAATCGCCATCTACTGCTAACTCAGTAGGTCTATAAATATACCACTCTCCAGAACTTTGAATCATTACGGCAGTCCATTCCTCTAGTATCGATCTTAACACCTCCTCGCAATTCATAGGCGTAAACTGGTCATCTTTTAGATAGCGTTCTGCATTTACATAAGACTGATCAAACGGATCGTATGTATCGCCCTGAGTCATGCTATCTTCATAGATATTAACGCAAGTATTTAACACTAATGCAGGTGCTTCTAAGCGTACTAAACAGGCTTCTATAACCTCAATAAAACTTTGCTTACCTAAATAGAAATTGCCATCATTCTGAACATAAGACAAATTTTTAAGCAACCCGATGCCATCAACTGCATTTACAGATATAACATAAGGCGGAAAAGTAAATGACTCCTGACATCCATCTGGAATGATAAATCCTTGCCATATTAAATCCTCAAAGCCTCCTGGACTCACATAACAAACACCTGATGCATTTGCATACGCTTGTCCCTCTGCCGTAAATCCGCTATCAGCATCTGCTAGAGCCTGAGCTGCTGCCTGACTTGTCACACTATTGTAATTTTTAGTAAACACCTCTAAAGATCCCTCGCCAGATGCGCATGATGTTTCAAACACCGCTGAACGTAGTGCCGTATAGGTTGTAGCTGAATAAGTTGTGTAAGTTTCTATAAATATGTCAGATGTAGGCACTAAGCTAACATCTATTGAGAAAGGGTATGTTGTCGTTCTTTGTGTAGGCAGTCCAGTAATCTCTAAATTCATTCCGGGAATGCCACCTGCTGATGGTCCTGCTGCATAAGGCTTGACTAAAACAGTATCGCCCTGATTTATCTCAAAGGATCCAGATGCGGTAGTAAACTGCAAAATCTCGCTTACCCCATTTACAAATATTTCTAAATCCATCTCAGCTGCAACCTCACTCATATCCCAGTTAACAGTCAAGGTGCATGGCTTTTCTTTGCGATAAATTTGTACCATAAACTCACGCTCATTCTCTGTGTATAAGTTCTCTAGCTCAAAGTTTTCAGTAGCTATCAGATTTAACGTACATTCAGAACCGATAATAGGCTCTAGCTTATTGCTAGATGTATTTTGATAGTTAATCTGGATTGGATTTTGTTGAGCTTGTATTTCTTTTGGCGGTAATGTATTATTTAGCTGCGATATACTGCACAAGTATTCGTCTGGAAAGCAATCAACTTTCCGAGTATCTCTGTCGCTATAAAACGTAAAATAATATTTCTGACTGTAACTCATGGTCCAAACCTTTGTAATTTAGCACCTGCTCTGTTTAAAACTCCGATTAAGTTAGTACCTGAAATCTCAAATATAACACGACCACCACCAAAGTCTTGAGCAGATCCTGCCGCACTTGTGCTGATAGTTGATGATGCTTGTGGAATTGGTGCTTGTTGTTTCTTTTTAAATAAATTAGCAACTAATGCAACCGCTGCTACTCCTGCTAAAATAGGTAACAATGGACTTGCAGCAGCAGCCGGAGCTAATACACCAGTTGTAGTAGCAGCAGTCGTAGTAGCAGTAGTCGTTACAACTGGAGCAACTTTTTTAGCACCTTTTAATAGTCCAAAAAGACCTGCTAATAGACCACCGCCTCCGTCTTTTTTTGCTTGACTTGCGTCATCTCCTTTGCTAGTTTTTAATAAACTTGTTACCTGCCTTGCCGCATCACTTGCAATAACTGACAGTAAAGTATTTATTAATGCTTTGCCTAAACTATCAAATGATAGCTTACCATTCATTAAAATGTCATTAAAGAAAGTTTCAAAGTTAGTCTGTAATTTTGGCAATAATTGCTCATTGACATATATCTGAAAATCAGTTAAAGGAAGTTTTAAACTATTGCCTATTGTCTTTGCTATAACAGGTGCGCCTCTATTAAAGCCCTCTACTAGATCTTCTGTTATTTTTGTACCTACTTGTCCGCTAATTCCAGTAACACCCTCCTCAACTCCTTGTATTAAGTTTAATCCTAATTGCTTTCCTGTTAATAATAATCCTGATTTGTCTATGTCTACTAAATCTTGTTGTAACTTTTTTATTATACCGCTATCAGTTTTAATACCAATACCAATTAAATCATTTATAGCTTTTTGAATTACTTTAGCTTCTTCTATAAACTGACCACTTTTAAGAAGTTTTAGATCTGCTCCTATTTGCTTTTTATCAATATCTAAAGCCTTTAGAATATCCTCAACTGTTTTTACATCACCTTTTACTTTATCAGTATCAATATCAAACAATGAATTTAAATTAAATCCACTTTTCTTGGCAAAATCTATTACCTCTTGCTCAGCAGTTTTTGCAATATTTACTGCTCTATTTGCAAAATTATTTAATTTTCTTAATTCTGTTTTTTCAGCAAATTGTGTTTTTAATGTAAGAGCAGTAGTTGGTATTTTAGGTAAATTTTTTAAGTTTAATAATGCTTTTGTTTGCGCATCTAAAGGATCTTTATTAAACTCAATTTCATCTTGTTTTTTTGCAATATCATAACTTGCTTCAGCAGCTTTTTTAAATGCAAATTCTGCTTTAGCTTTTAATAGCATTAATTGAAGATATTTATCTCCATTATCTATTAAGGCTTGTTCTGCTGAATTTAAATCAGTTACTTTTCCAATAGTCTTACCTATGCTATCATTATATTCTTTTAGTACAGATTTTTTATCTAAAAAACCTTGCTTTGCTAAACTAACTTTAGTAGTTAAATCACCTAACTCAATAACTGCCTTTTCATAAGGAGACTTTAAGAACTCATCTTTTTGTTCCTTAAATGATTTTGTTACCTCCTCTGTTTCTCTTTTTGCTTTTTGCTGATATTGAGTATAGAATGTAATTGCAGCCGTTACTAGTGAAAGCGCAATACCTAACCCAGCAGGACCAATTAAAGATTGACCTAATGCTTTAAATGTAGCACCTAATGAAGTATTTGAGGCTCTTAATTGTTGGAATGATTCAAGTAATGGATTTAAGTTATTCTGAATACCAATAAATCCAAAAGGTGCGTCTTGAGCAACTCTGCCTAGATTAGTTAAGGCAAAGGCAGCTTGATTAGATCCTGTACTAAACTTATTAAAACCTACTCCATTAATCGCATTTCTAGTACCTGCTAATTGCGCTTCTGTTGCTTTAATAGCATTATTTAATAAAAGTATTCTGCTAGGATCAGTTGAGTTTTTAATACCATCCTTAAAGACTTTTAACTGCCTTTCTAATGTTCCTAAACTTTTACCTATTGATAGTAAATCGCCATTAGCTGCAACAGTAAAACCTTTTAATGCTTGTTGCGCACCATCTAAATCCTGATTTAGTTTGCCTAAAGGTGCGCCAATAGGTATCTCAATTCCTTGCATCTTCTAAGTATTTAAGCATCGCCTTATTCATTTGATCTTTGATTACATCCATGTCTGCTATCTCATCGTTTTCGTAGATAAAAGCCATGAACTTTTTAAAACTAGGCATCCCTTTATTAACGTGAACCCTCATGCCATTCCACGTTGACCATCCTATGCGCTCCCAGTCCTTTTTTTCTTTATTAAAAAAGCCTTGACACTTAAGAATATATTGATTCCATGTCAAGGCATAAAAGTCATCAGGCATCAAACCGAGTTCTCCAAAAGCAAAGGTCAACACATCTTTATTCCAATTTAACTTTCCTGTTTGCTTTTTTTTTGTTCAGTTACCTCTGTATTTAATCCTAACACCCTAAAGACTTCTTTAGATACTGTCAGGATAAACTCACCGCCTGAGCCTCCAGAGTTATCAATCCAATCATGCACATCAAACTCCGTAAAGTCTATGATCTCACCTTTCTTTAAAATAGGGTAAGCCGATGCATGGTAAATAAACACTCTTAGAAATGGCAGTAATTGCTTACCTAACAAATCTGATAGATCAGTTACCGATGCGTCAAAGTGAGTAAGCGTTTGCTCTAAAGCATAATTGCCAAAGAACATCTGCCTATCTACCTCACCAATCTTATACGTTAAATGTCCCTCCATTTAGTAACCAGGATATGGATCAGTTGTCGTAATATCGCCATCACCTAGCAAAGTACCAGTAAAGGTAATAAACTCACCCTCGGCGCCTGTAATCTCTAAAGCGCTAAAGTAAGCATAACCATACTGCTCTGAAAAGTTAGGATCTTCTGTGCCATCTGTTTTAAGCAATGCTACTTGAAACTCAGTCAAAGTCTTTGCTCTTGCAATAGTTGATATACGATCCCATGATGCTTTTGCGGTATCGCCACCTGCGCCAACTGTATCTGTGAAAACACCCTCAAAAGGTATCTCAAAAGAATAGGTTGTCGGTTTGCGTCTGGTCACTCCAGGATCGCACTTAGTTACTGTCTCAGCAAAATCCCATGATTCGCTGATTCCGTTTGAAGTTAGACACGCTACTGGTTTCCATGCGCCACCTGTGCGTATGTAGAGCATGAATAGACTTCCTGCGTAAAATTGTTCTGCTGCCATTTTAAGTTCTATTTAATTTGTGTTGAAAAGTTAGTATGTATTGAAATATATTT